TCATTATGGATAATGTCCGTAAGGATAGTACTACAAATAAGATTGCAAAAGAAAACCCTGAACTATACGGAAAAATCGTACAAGCACAGGGAGATAAGATTGGTGTATCAACTCAATATGTAGATGTAGCGGAATTAGTACAATCTGAAAACGGACAACTTGCTATCCGTGATATGGTAGATAACGGCTTGGTTACACAAGAGGAAGTAAAAGCAGCTATCGAGGCAGATGCACCTGTTGAAATTCCTATTGGTTCGTACGCACAAGTATCTATGAACTTATCTGATGAAACAGTAGATGCATTGAAACAAACCTCTTACTTTACACGTGGCGGTATGTCATTAGCTACGCTAGAACGTGCGAAACAAGAAGTAGATGTTGCTAAATCTGTATTGAAAGACGATACCTCTAAACGTGCGGAACGTATCAAGGATGATATTATTCGTAATGAATTTGAGGGTGCAAGTGATATAGATCGTGAAGTACTTAATGAGGTACTATCTGACCCTACGAACATTAAACGTAACTTTAATAATTTATTGCATACATTGAAAGAACAGTACAGAGAAACCTATGCAAGTGATTTTGACAATGCGGATAAATCAATCAATGATGCGGTAAGTACTGGTATTGAACCACAATGGCTAACTGATTATAAAGCTAATAATGGTGGTAAAGCACCACGTACTAATGCAGAACGTAGACGAGCAGCATATGAGTATAGCCGAGCAACTACAACGGCAAGCCTTGATGGTAATGCTGATGCACTAGCACAATCTGATGCACATTATGCAGATATGGAACATATGTTAATGCAGATTGAAAGTCTAGAGGCAATGAAAGATAAAGTCTTTGAAATTGCTGATAATAACGTAGCATTGCGTATGAACCTAACAAAATCAGGTCATGAAGTGTATCAGTCCTTAAAGTCGATAATGAGTGATGAAACAGTTGACCGTAAACAACGTGATACGGCTGGAGGTAATGCCTTGCTCATGGCACAACATGCTGATGTTATGGCAGATATTATGCGACGTGCAGGACGTGGTAACTATACGGCTATGGATTATTTTAATACTGTTCGTATTGATATGAAAGGCGAACTAAAAGGGCAAAAAGGATTAAATCAAGTTAAACAAAGCGATGTTAAATTGGCAAAAGACCAAGCGGAATGGGTTCACACATTAAAAGAATATAATCCTAAATCCAATGCATTTGTTAAGATAATGGACACACCATTAGTATTACAAATGATTGGTGGTCTTGACTACGATGTTGTAATTAAACAATCTAAAATTGCGGATATACAAGAAAAGCACCAGGAAATTACGCTAAACGAATTGGAACAACTTCCTTTTGCATTAGTTGACCCTGTTGCCATTTTTAAATCAAGTACGGTAAAAGATAGTATTGTGGTTATGGCGGAAATGAAAGCAGATAACGGCTTAAATGTTGTAATTCCAATGCAATTAAATAAAACCAAGCGTAATAACACGATTGTGTATAGCTTGGTTAATAGTGTGTATACAAAAGATACGGTAGAGAATAAATGGTATCAAGATTACTTGGAAAATCCTGAGTTTGGTACGCCGTTATATATAAACGAACAAAAAGTCACTAATTGGTATCTGGCAGAGGGGCTCTCATTGCCCCAAGCGAAATACCACATTAGTGACTTCTTTGATGTAAGTATACCAAACGAAAAAGATTTAGACAAGCTCCGAAAACAATATAATTATCAATACTATCAAGCTGCATGGCATGGTTCACCACATGATTTTGATGAGTTTGATTTAGGTGCTATCGGTAGTGGTGAGGGCAATCAAGTACATGGTTGGGGCTTATATTTTGCTAAAGATAAGAAAGTATCCAAACTATATAAAGAGGTATTGAGTAAAGTACAAGGTTCTAACAAAAGCAGTTTATTTAAAGTAGAAATACCAAATGAAACAGAGTTATTACCAGAGGAATATCCTATTTCTGGATATAGTCGATATGTAAGAGATAGCTTGAAAAACGGATTACATAAAATGTCAGAAGAACAACTGGAACGTTTTACAAGTCTATTAATTAAATATCACAAAGGGTCTATTATTGGTGATGAATGGATAAATAAATACACACACTTTATGGATGTAGGGTACATAATATTTGAACTACATAACAAAAATAAAACAATAAATGACATCAATAAAATTCAAAAAAGAAATATTGATAGATTTTTGAAGTCAGTAGGCATAGATGAAGATATTGATACCATAGCTGGCAATGAAGATTTATTGGAAGAGGTGTATAAAAAGTTTAGACATGATCTGTATCCACAATATGAAAAAGAAAAACAGTTAGAACGAGAACGTGAAGATAAAGCTATCTCGAATGTTAAGACTAATGTATATGATGCATTAGAGAAAACAAATATTGATGGTAAACAGTTGTATTCATTTTTATCTCACGCACTTGGTAATGATGAACATTTTAATCTTCATAACGTGAAAAATGCTAAAAAGGCTAGTGAATTTTTAAATAGTATCGGTATAAAAGGTATATACTATGATGGCGAACAAGATGGACGATGTTATGTAGTATTCGATGATAAGGCAATCAAAGTTATAGAAAAATACAATCAATCTATCAACGGTATGACGACAATTAATAGTCCTACTGACCGCCTTATTCAAATCTTCAAAACGGCTGACCGTTCTACATTCCTTCATGAAATGGGCCACGTGTTCTTTGATGATATTAAGAACCTAGCTGAAATGGAAAACGCTCCAGAGCAACTTGTAACGGATTGGAACAAGTTGAAAGAGTGGAGCGGTTGGAACGATAACGAAACTATCAATACAGATGCACATGAGAAATTCGCTAGAGGGTTTGAGGCTTACCTAAGAGAGGGTGAAGCACCTACTAAATTCCTTGAACGCACATTCAGACGATTTAGTAAGTGGTTGAGTGCTATCTATCGTGCGGTATCAAGACTTGGCGGTTTACCACCTAAAGAAATTAGGGGAATAATGGATCGTATGCTTGCAACCCAAGAGGATATTGAGGCATACGCAGAGCAACAACAACTTGAACAGTTTGAGAAAACAGAACTGTACAAGCAACTATCCGAACAAGACCAAGCACGTATGCAATCTTACATTGCAGATGTTAAGGAAAAAGCAAAAGAACGTGTGATGCGAAAACTCATGAAAGAACTTGATAATAGACCTATCAAGGAATGGGAAGAAGAAAAAGATGCTATCCAAATTGAAATCGAAAAACGATTGATTGAGCAATATCCTATCTACAAAGAGCATCAACGATATAACGTGTTTGGTGCTGGTGCGTTGAAAGATACGCAATACAACTCCATTGAAAAGTTAGAAAAAGCGGAAGTCGAACAAACTGGTGCTACATTTAACGATGCTATCAATCAAGAAATGGATAATGCGAAAGCAGAGTTTATGCGTGATAACAATGTAGGCAAAACCAATGAACAAATCGCAGAGGAAATCTTACTATCTACACAAGGTCAAATGAAACTTACCGAAGAGGAAAGTAAGATTATCCAACAATCTACTAATCGTGAACTAGCGAAGAACTGGGAATTATTAGAACGTATTCGCAAGCTAGACCCTAACGCAGAAACCATTGATACGGAATTAAGCGAAATCGAAAAAGAGGTTAAACCTACTAAGTACGATATTCTTAAATCTGATAAGAAAAAGGTAGATGCTGCACTTGTTGATACAACAAAAGAACTTGAAAAAGCGGAACGCTTAATCGAAAAATTGAACAATGAAAAAGCGGAACTCACAGATAAGGCAAGGGAACGTGAGAGCGAACTAAAAGATAAGAATAGTGAGTTATCTAAACGCTTAACAACTATTACTAATCAATTAGATCGTGCTATTGAACAAAAAGAACGATTGGCAGAACGCAACCAAGAACGAGTAGAAAAGCAAGAGTTAAAAGCTAGTGAACGAATTGAAAAGCTAAAAGATGAGTTGCAAGACCGCATCAATAATGTTCGTTCTATTCGTGGTGCAGGACTTGGAACAATTTCCGACTACATGAACCGAGCAAGAAAAGAGTTAGGTGAATTGCCTATCTCTAATGCGGTACAGTTTAAAACGTATCAGAATAAAGCAGTTACTGCTGGCAAGAAAGCTGATAGAGCATTGGCAAGTGGTAAGGTTGATAAAGCACTTGGATATAAACGTGAACAAATGCTACAACAAGCAAGGGCAAGAGTAGCGTTTGAAAACTTTGAAAAGTCCAAGAAGTTGCGGTTGAAATTGAAACAACAGTTGCAACGTATGACAAGACCTAAAAACCCTATTGCTATTGAACCTAATATGCGTTATTTCTACGCACACATGGCATACCAAATGGGTTTAACTAAGTACGATGGACTAGCACCTACAGATGGTTTCGATATGAACACAGTATTATCCGCACTTGATGTGGATGCACTTATTCTCAACCAACAATCTATGGTTCAATTACAACCTTGGATAGCAGAGATGTTCTATGCTAAAACTCCGAAATCTTTCAAATCAATCACAATGAATGAGTTGGAAACCTTAGAGGAACTCATGACTGGCATGTATAAAAATGGCAGAAATGAGTATGAGGGTACAACCATATTGAATGATGCTGGTGATAGCGTATCTTTCGATGATGCGGTAAACCAAATCATTGGAGAGGCTACTAAAACATTTGGTGGTGCAACTGGTGAAGTATTTAATATTCTTAACAATCAAAGTAAAACCGATGCAGTTAGTGGCAAGTTATATGGTTTCCACTTAGCGTTGATGAAAGTTGAAACATTCCTAAGACGAATGGGCGGTGGTAAGAATGGGTTTGCAGTTAAATACATATATGACCCAATCAGTCGAGCAACGCAAGCGTTCAATGAACGTAAGGAAGTATCAATGCGTAGATTGGCCAAGGATGTAGGAATATATTCCAAGCGTGAATTATTCAATATGCGCAACGAACATCTATATACAGTTGGTAACTTGTATGGACTTACTAAAGAGCAATTAATCATGATTGCTTTAAACTGGGGTACAGAAAGTAACCGACAACGTGTAATGGAAACCACCAAAGCAAACGATGTCGAAATTGAACGTGCGTTCCAAGAACACATGACCGATAAAGACTGGGAGTTTGTAATTCGTACATGGGATCATATCAATTCATTCTTTGATGAACGCAGTAAGGTTCAAGAGGAATTATACGGAAACCCATTAAAAAAAGTAGATGGTTTGAAATTCTCTATCGGTGGCAGAAACATTGATGGTCAATATTTCCCTATCGTGTATAATCCTAAAGTCAATGCATCTGTTAGCGATAATCAAGTTGAAGATATTGCAAAAACTATGGTTAGTAGTAATGCGGTTTGGGGAACTGGTATGAGTGCTACTAAATCACGTTTAGATGTGGTTAAGGATAAATCATTATTGCTAGATTTTGATGTGATTGCTAATGCAATCACAGAGGCTATTAACCACGTTACAATGCGTAAAGCGGTAACTGATGTTAATAAGTTAATCAGTAATAGAGAATTGCAAAACTACATCGTTGATAAGTTTGGTGCTGATACATACCAATTCTTGCGTACATGGGTTAGAGATAACTGGCAAGATGAGGCAGCAAAAACAAATGATATTGATAGACTTATCCTTACGTTGAAAAAGAATACATCAACTGCAGTCATGGCTGGTCGAGTATCGGTAGCGTTACAAAATGCGCTGAACATTCCTGTTGCGTTCTATCGTATCGGTGTAGGTAATACAATTAGAGCCATCAATCACGCTGGCATTGGTTTTTATGGATACGGAACTACGACTTATAACAACACTAGAGATTTTGTATTAGGTCAATCAATCTTCATGCGTGAGCGCATCCAAACATTAGATAAAGACTTGAAACAAGGTTTATCTATTGCAGGCAAAGGATTGCGTTTGGGTGATACAAATGTTGGTGGTTATAAGGTAGAACAGTTGGCGGACATTCGAGATGATATAAATCAAATGGGTTTCAGACTACTCACAGAAACAGACTTTGCATTGTCAATTCCTGTATGGAAGTTTGCATATGATCAAAAGCAAGCTGAACTATTTGGTAAAGAGGGTGTAAGTGCTGAATGGGTAGAGCAACAAGCAATCGAAGCTGGCGATAGAGCAGTCCGTGATATATTTGGTAGCGGTGATACAAAAGATAGTGCTGCTATCCAACGATCACGTTCTACATTTACTCAATTATTCGTTCCGTTCTATTCCTACGCTAATACGTTGTATAACATCATTACAGAGGGCAACTATGCACGTAAGGATAATGGCGATTATGCAAGGTTCGTTAAGATGCTATGGTGGACATTGATTTCACAAGCAATCGGTATGATGGCATATAAAGCTATGACGAATGGCGATGATGACAAGCCTGAAGATTTAGCTAAGTCATTTATCGAAGAATTAGTCGCACAAGGTACTATGGGTGTACCAATCATCCGTGATATGTCAAATATGGCTATGAAATACATTCTAGGTGAAAAGGTATTCAATAAAGGTAATAGCGTTATGGCTTTGAGTATCGTTGAGAAATTCTACGATTTAGGCAACGCAATTATGAGTGATAAAAAAGATGGTATCGATGTAGGCAGAAGTT